CTTGATCGCCGGCGCGCCCTTCACACCGTCACGACTGACCGCCTGCACCGACACCCAATAAGACCCCTGCTGCAAACCTGTCAGCGTCGCACTGGTATCAAAGGTCGACGAGTACGTTTTATAACTCTTGCCGTCCCGCGATAAACTGACTGAATAGTGATCCAGATATGCATAATACATATCGTCCCACGTAATATCCATCCCCATCTGCAAAATGCCTTCTGCACTGGTCCAGCTGTTTTCTTCCACGGTCAGCCCCGTTACCGAAGGCGGCGTAGTAGTATAAGGCGGCTTGGAATTAGTATAATCCGGCATCACGATCGGCGCACCCAGCTCGTCATTATAAATCGACGGATTATACTGCCTGCAGGTCAGCTGATAAGTACCGGCATTAGTTTCATCGATCTCCGTGATACGAAACGGCATTTTACTGAAAATACCGCCGTAAGAAACCGTAATAACGTCGCCGCATTCCAAACTCATGCCCTGCGTCGCCACACTGAACGAAACCGATATCGAACAGGTCTTGTTCAAATCACGATACAACCTGGCTACACGCAGCGCCTGATTCTGCGAAGTACATCCCGCCAGCGTGATCGTCTTTTCAATGATCCTGCCGTCCTGTTCCAGCTGTGCCTCCAGATCTTCTACTACGACCTTGATCTCCGTCCAGTTCTGCGACGGATCAAAATAACCGATCTTATAACGGTTCGGCGTTTCCTCCAGCGAAGTCTGCGTGATCGACAGACTGTCTTTGATGATCGTCGTATCGTCAAAAGCATAGCAAGGTATTTCTTCCTTCTCCACCCGCAGCGCGATCTGCCTGTTCAAGGTCAAAAATAAACCACCAACCGCCAGCATGGAACTCAGCTGTTCGATCGGTGTTTTCTGCGAATCTAAAATAATATTCAGTTTATAACGCGGAGCTTTCTGTTTCACGCCCTCGGCATCCAGATATTCCACTTTTTCATCACAATAGGCCGCCACGTCCTTAAAACTGTCATCGTCGATCATAGTTTCTGAAATCCAGTGCCCTGTGCCATACCTTTTATTCGTCAAAAAATCTCTGATGATCCAGGCCGGGTTTTCGCTGTATTCCCTGACCCAGCCAGAACCGTTCCAAACCTTGACCAGCTGCCCCTGCACTATACAGTTGACTGTCGGGTTGCCGCCGCTCAGCCTGCCGCTGGCGACCAAATCCGTTCTGATCCAGGCCGTATTCGTGTAACCGCCTACGTCATTAAAATTATCAGGAGCAACACAATCGTTAAAAGCAAAGCTGCCGATCGCATAGCCGCGATTATCCAGCACTACCATATTACTGCGAGCCGGATCTGCCGGATCGCAATAGCAGCCCACAGGCTTAGACGAACTAAACTGCATATTGTTAGCGTTGATGCCTTTGCTGGTTCTGTCATCAACTGCACCGTCTATCTTCCAGCCATTGCCGCACTCGTTCCTGATCTTTTCGATAACTGTCGACAAAAGCGCCGCCTGCTGATCCTGGCTCTCCACATCCTTCAGCGCATATGTATTTGTCTTACCGCCAGCCTTGAGATATAAAGTATTGCCACTGCGATAGACTGCCGCATCCTGATGCTGGATATTATAGATACTGATATTAGTATCATTTTTTATAAGTTCTTCGTTGGCACAGACGTTATACACGCCCTTGATACCGCCCTCACAAATAATGACATCCTTCTGCAGATATCTTTCGCCGTTATAGGGGTTATGCCATACTTGCAAACCGCCCCATTTTCTAGTACCATAGATTACAGGAATAACTGCATCCTGTGAGATGTCGTTGGTGGTAGTGCTGAACTTACTGTAATCATCCTGACTGTAGTCACCGTCAAGGTTGCCGAAGGCGTTTGGTTTTTGTGTTACTGACCATAAGGTGGAAGCGATTGACATACCGTACATTGCTCCAGAAAGAAATCTTACTCCATTTCCCCACCAGCCCATTGCACCTCCAACGCCGCCTAGAGCAAAGCCTGCTATTGTGAATACTATTTTGCCTGTTTTTTTCCCTTTTCCCAATCTTTCACCTACTTTCTCAGACTTAGGAGTTGATTTTATGTTCAAATTTTGTATTTTTTGTTCATTTATTTTAATTAATAACATAGCAAATGCAGAAATCTTGCATTCTTACAATGAATTTGCTAATGTAAAATTAATATACAGCTACTTTGAAAAAGGTACAAATGAAAATTCGCCAAAAGAAATTGTTTTTAAAAAACAAATTTCATCAACTCCTATCTATACATTATTTATTTCTAAAAGATATGCTCCTGCTCGAAGATATATAGCTTTAGAAGATGTAAAATTAAAATTAAATAATGATATAAACAAGGTATATTCCATAAACTCCCGAATAAGCGAAACCGCCGTTGGAAGTACTTATTCCTTAGATCTTACGCCATTAATCAAACATTTAAGTATTGCTGATTCAATAGTTTTTCAGATTCCTTCTTATACTAAAGAAAAAGAACAAATTCGCTATACATATTATGAGTTAGACAAAACTATCCTTGACGAATGGAAACAAGTCATCACCATGGAATAGAAAAAGAGAGCCGCACGGCTCTCTTTTTCATTGCCCGCGCAATAAATCAGCTTAACCTGAACTCCTTCGGAACTGCCAAAAAGCCGCTGTAATGCTGACGATTGCCATACTTTTCGCACATCTCCGGAGTTTTATCGCAGTTGCGTTGTAGGGTCGCCGTATCTGTAATGGCACCTAAAAACGGATACTGCGTCACGACATAGTGATTACCGTCATTATTATCAATAAAATTATCTTTGATCAGTTTGGTTTCGTAACCGATCGTAATAAGTCCGTTTTTATAGTAGCCTTCGGCAATATCTGCAGCATCGAGTTTGATTTTATTGGGCAGTGAGAGCAGCGGTTCGACATCAACCTTCCGTAAGTCTTTGTCCATACCGCACTGTTCGTCACCAAACGCTGCATTACAAAAATACTGCGTGATCCTGCTGGGAACACGATTATTGGGAAAGGCAGCTTTTACTGTAACCGTAAATTCGCCATTGCTATAGGTTGGTGTATCAAGATAGCCATAAAAAACTGTCATAGCTATTTCTTCGTCTTCCAGACTTTCCGGGTACTGAATACGGAAGATTTCGACATAACGGCCGCGAAAATCAAAACCTTCCAGCAGCGCTGTTATTTTGCTGTTATCAGTATCGGCTATTTTCAATTCCACGTTGTCGATCTTAGCGTCAACTGAAGATTTGATCGTGCCACGCTGCACCGGAACAGG